GGTATAGACCTAAGTCAAAGGTCGCTCCAGAGGCACGTGTGACCTTCTCAGTGAACTATCCTAGTGCTGCTCCAAAAGTATCTGTACTACAGAAAGGAACAGGTTTCACAACTGTATTCAACGATACACTTTACTCTTATGTAACGATTGATGACCAGTCGGTGCCTGTGGAAAACGGCGTTGCTTACTTTGATGACATTCCCATCTATGAAGGAACCCTGATTACCAGCACCTACGTTGTCAACACCTCCCTACCCTCCCAGAGGTTCATTATTCAGAACCCAGGCGTCGATACTAGTTCGGTGAGGGTAAAGGTGTATGAGAGCGAGCAATCGACCTCCTACGCCATTTACGACTATGCTGAGAACATTCTCAACGTAGACTCCCAGTCCAAAGCATTCTTCCTTGATGAAGTAGAGGATGAGCGTTATGAATTGTTCTTTGGTGACGGAGTTCTAGGCAGCAAACTCGAAAATGGTAACAAGATTGAGATTACATACCTAGTTACTAATGGTGCTGACACTAACGGAGCGAAGAGCTTCACTTTTAATGGTGTCATTACTGATAAGTTTAGCAACACTGGTTTCGTTTATAACGTTTCTCTCAACTCTTCAGCAACCGTAGCAGCAAATGGCGGTGCTGGTATCGAGTCGATCTCCAAGATCAAGTACAATGCTCCAAAGTATTTCAGCACTCAAGACCGTGCTGTTACTGCTAATGACTATGGCAGCATCGTAAGAAACATCTATCCTGCTATCTCGGACATCATTACATTTGGTGGCGAAGAGGATGATCCCCCAGAATACGGCAAAGTTAAGATTGTTATCAAACCAGACAACGCTAGTTTCTTGTCTTCCACTACAAAGAAGAACATTGTGGAGAAGATGAGGGAGTATATGGTTGCTTCTGTCACCCCAGAGATCATTGACCCTTCTATTCTCTATATTGAGGCAACTAGTGCCATCTACTACAACACTTCAGTAACTACAGAGAAACCTGAAGAGATTAGAAACAAAGTCATCTCAGGAATCAATTCTTACCTAGCACAATCTACCGTAGAGAAGTTTAACGGTAAGTTCCGTTATAGTAAGTTTGTATCGACTATTGACAATAGTGATCGTTCTATCTCCTCTAATGCCACAACGATTATGATGAGGAAGGATTTCTATCCTCAGATCAATTCTACATCATTCTATGAGGTTTGTTATCAGAACGAATTTGATGAACCATGTGATGGTCCAACCCTGATGTCTACAGGGTTCAAAGTCACTGAGTTCCCTTCATACACAGTGTATTTTGAAGATAGGGATGGCATAATCGTCCTATATAGATTAGACAGTTTGACTGGAGAAAAAATCACATTGAACGATTCTATTGGAACCGTTGATTATGTGAAAGGCGAGATCAAATTATACGATGTAACTATCATTCAAGGTAGTTTTAGCGACAACAAAATTGAGATTCGTGTCAAACCCAAGTCGAATGACATTAATGCTTCTAGAGAACTCTATCTAGACGTTGATGTAACCAAGAGTAAGTTCACGGTATACCCAGAGTAAGATTAGATGCCAGCCAAGAAGAGAAGGTTATCGTCCCTGATCGAGTCTCAACTCCCAGGGTTTATCCAGTACGAGTACGAAAATTTCTCGAAGTTCGTAGAAAAGTATTACGAACAGCAGGAATCTGCTGGTCAACCGTTGGATATTGTCTCTAATCTAAACCAGTATAGAGACATCAATTTTTATGAAAAGAATCTACTAAGTCAACAATCTACACTAGTAACTTCTATTGCTGCTGATGGTTCTACCTTTGAGGTAGAAAATGGAGATTCTTTCCCTGAAGAGAATGGTTATGTCCAGATTGGCGATGAGATTCTATTCTATCAGTCTAGAAATGGTAATATCTTTAGTGAAGTCTCTAGAGGTGTAAGTGGTAATACCACCCTAGGAGATTTGTATACCAAGTCGGCATTTGTTACAACTGCTGCTGCCCCACATTATCAGGGTGATGTTGTAAGGAATATCAGTAATCTATTCCTGTATGCTCTAGTCAAGGAATTTGAAAAGACGTATCTGTCTGAATTCCCAGAGGCATATCTTAAAGAGGGTGTCGATAAAAGATCCCTAATCAAAAATATTTCTTCGTTCTACAAGGCAAAGGGCACCGATAAGTCGGTCAAGTTCTTGTTTAACGCTATTGTTACTGACGATCCACTGAATGTACCCGAGGTTATCAAACCAAAGGACTTTACACTTAAAGCATCTGTATCAGATTGGACTAAGAACTATTCACTAAAGGTAAAAGTGAATAGTGGTGATGTATTCAGTCTAATTGGCGAGCGTATCACTCAGGCGATCGATGGTTATGATAAAGGTATCGAGTTTGCCCAGGCAGTAGTCGATAACGTCATCTCTATTGGCAGTGACGGTCAAGAAAATCTGTATGAGGTTATTCTAGAACCATCCACAGTCAATGGTCAGTTCCAAGTTTCTGGTAGAACTGAAACTACTGTTCTGTTGCCTGCTTCTAGTAGTAGCAACGACACGATTACTGTTAAGTCTACAATGGGATTCCCCAAATCGGGTAAAATCCTAGTTGGTGACGAAGTTATTACATACAAGGACAAAACGGTCAATCAGTTTATCATTGATCAACGTCTTGGTCCTATCAGAAATCACAACATCGGTAAGAGCGTATTCCGCTATTCCACTATCACTGGTGGTGATGTAAAGATCACTACACTAGGTTTGTTGTATAACCTATTGCCATCCGAACAAGCACCATATTCTGTTCGTGGTGATATGGTTCAAGTTGGAGACGCTGGTTTCCAAACTAACGATCCTATTATCTACGATTCTATTCTAGGTAGAAATAGATGGAGAATCAATGAGTCCCCATCAACCCAAACTGTTCAGATCAAAGGAGTTACCAAACAGTTTGTTGGTGATGTAGGAGCAGTATTTGAAGATGACCAGTATTACTACATCACATCTTCTTCATATCCTTCTGGTAATATTCTTGTAGATACCCAGTATGGCGAGAATCTACTAGATCAGAAGCACCTAAAACTAATTCGTAAGCAACCTGTCACTACTACAGAGGTATATGAAACCTCCAATAGAGATGTTGGTATGTTCATTAATGGTGTTCCTGCTCTGGGATACAAATCTGATGAATTTGTCAAAAAAGGTGCTATTGAGTCGGTAACTATCGAGAATCGAGGATTCTCATATGCCAACGCCCCATTTGTTCTTGTTAATGAGCAACCCAATAAAGCAAGGTGTACACTCAATGGTAATGTTCTAAATGAGATCGAAATTCTAACTACAGAAAGCTTTGATGATGATCCTGCTATCAGAATCACTTCTGGTGAAGCAGCAGTTCTAGAACCAGTAATTACTGCTGGTGCTATCACTAGCATGAATGTCATCAATGCTGGTAGATACTATTCTACACCACCTGTCATTCGTATCGTAGACCAACTTGGTAAAGGTAACTTTGCCGAGTTTGAAGCAATCCTTGATGCTGATGGTAGCATCAGTGAAGTCAAGAAGATTTCTGGTGGTAGATTCTACACCAGAGGATATACTAATGTTTTTGTTGAAGCAGTTGGTAAAGGTGCTGTTGCTTCGGCAAAAATCAAGCGTTGGGTATTCAACCGCTACGAGCAGATCAAAGATAATATTGATAGCAGCAACGGTACAGTATTTGCTAACTACAATCCACTAAGAGATTATGGTTATGCTTACATTGCTAACCCAGTCGATGCTAGAAAGAAAGCATATTCTAGCGACAGTGCTTATAATGCCAACCTAATAAATGAGAATATTCATTCCCCTATTATTGGTTATGCCTATGATGGCAACCCAATTTATGGACCGATTGGATATAGTGATCCTGTAGACCCTAGTTCTTCACTAGTAAAACTCTCTAGTGGTTATGATATCAAAGGTTCGAGACCAGATGGTCCTGACACTGGCAAGTATCCACTTGGATCTTTTATTGATGACTATGAGTGGATTCCTAGTGTAAACTCTGGCAAAACCGAACTAGATCAGAACAATGGTAGATTCTGTGTAACTCCAGAGTATCCAAATGGCACATATGCTTACTTCATTACTGTAGATGCTAATGAAGTTCCTCAGTTCCCATATATTCTTGGTGTCAACTATTATTCACTACCAGTAGATTCTAATTATAATTCTAATATTTCTCAGGATGATATTCCTGTGGGGTTGAAAGCACTTAGATCTAGTCTGTCTGAAAGAAACGGCAGTCAGTTTGGTGCTTTGATTCAAGATGTCAAGAAAGGTAATATTTCTTCTGGTTATGTAGAATCTTCCACTGACAACTTCTCTCCTGGTAATACTGTTTATGTAAACAACACCAGAACCGAGGGTAGTGGTGCTGTTGTCACAGTAGACCATGTTACAGGTATCGATGTTTCGTCGATTGAGTGTACTGAGACAAAAGCAACACAAATCAAAATCCAAGAAAGTGGATATTTGTTTGCTGGAGACGAAATTACTCAGCTAGGAGAAGATGGCACCGTTATTGCTACTGGAGATCTCATTGGTGATGTAATCAATGCCAGTGAACTAGTTCTTAGAAATGTTACTGGATCATTTACCACAGATAGACCAATTGATTCTGAAACTATTGTTGTAACTCTAGTTTTGGATTCTGACGCCAACTTTACTGCTGGCGCTACGATGAGATTGACTAATGATGATAATGAGGATCAAGCGACTGGTGAAATCCTAGAAAGCACAAGCAGACAGAATTCTGTCAAGGTAAAGGTAACTAGCACTGCCAATTTTGTTGTTACATCCGATTATTACCTAAGAAGTTCTAATCTTAGTGATAGCAACCGTGTAGAGATTATTTCTATCAATTCACTAAGTACAGGTCTAAATCCATTCTCCGTAAATGAGGATATTGCTATTGCTACTACCACAAGCAATCATAATCTAGGAGCAGGTGATCAAGTAATTGTAGATATCCTACCAAACGATGCCACTACCGAAACTGAGTATTATGTAAGAAAGCGTCTGTATCAAACTGCTACTGCTCTACAACCACAACACAATTCTACTATTACTGACCCTGGTATTGGTAGTGCTGATGTTCTGAATAGTGGTCTTGGATATACCACTGACACTTATTATGATGTTGAACTAATTTTTGTCGATCAAACTCAAGCAAGACCTAATGTAGGTCTACCTGGAGACTCTGGTAATGCTTTGGCAACTATTGATGTATCTAATCCCCAAGGTCTAGGATCTGGTGGTGTTGGATCTATCTTGATTACTACTAAGGGTAAAGGTTATAAGAAAGGTGACCGACTAACAGTTGCTGATACTGATCTACAAAGATCTGTGGGTGAAACTAGACCAGATAGATTGATTCTGGAAGTAGATCACGTTGGATTTGCTTACAACAATACTGTTCTTAAACTAACCAACGTAAACAATCTATCTCAGCAAGATTTCATTCAGATTGGTCCAGAAATCCTTAAGGTTACTGGTGTCGATACCACTACAGATGAAGTAACTGTTGAGAGAGGACAGCAAGGAACAACTCCAACCAATCATTTTGATGGTGCTGTTGTAACACTGAAAGATGGATTCTATAGATTTAGTGATGACTTCAGACCATTTGGCGATGATATCACTAAACCATACCTCAATCAATATAATTCTGAAACTCATGTAATTGATGTTTCTTATGATTACAATGCTAATCAACCACAGGTATTGTCGAATAGTTCATCGTTCTTCGATAGTTCTATCCCACAGAAACTAGTTCAATTCAAAACTGTCGAAGAAGAAGCATTCAAACTTGAGTTTTCCACAGATAATACGAATTTCCAAATTAATCCTGTTCTTGATGTTCAAAAGTATTACAAGTATACTTTTGATGTCAGTCACTTCTCGATGCTTGACACATACCTAGATTTCTCATCTAGTGCCAACTATAATATCTTTACCGAAGAAAAAGAGACCAGTGGCATTGCTCCTGGTAATGCTGGTGCTTTTGTAAGCATCAAATTGGGATTTGGACCTGCTATCTCTACGAATACGTATCAAGAAAGAAGAGCAATTAATTTCCAGAACTATTTCTACTTTATTAAGGTATCTCCTAATGTAGACACCAGTGGTTCTTACCTAAGAATTATTGACGATCCACTGACAGGAATCAAGAATGTCCTGTACAGCACAGATACCAAGTTTGTTTATAATGTCAATGAGACTCCAGCATACGATGGTAGTGGTACAATGTCGTACATCACTAGCGCCAGACTTGCTAAAGGTAACATCCATTCCGTCAAAGTAGTTAACACTGGTGAAGGATATGCCCAGATTCCTACTGTATATGGTGTTCAACCAACTGCTGTAAACGAAGCATTTGTTGATCCTGTATGGGATCCTGTTCAACAGGTTGTCACTGGTTTTAATATTATAGATCAAGGTGGTGGTTATTCCAAACCTGTCGTATTGCTAACAGACACTGATGGCATCAAATATGAGTATGAGTGTAGTCAACTAGGAGGCAAAATCAGTCAAGTTGCTGTCGTGAAGCAAGGTAGTGGATTTACATACAAACCAACAGCAAAAATTATCGAATCTGACGTAAAGATCTATCTAGAGTCTGATAACATCGGTTTGCCACAAAATGTCAGGATCAACAACCCTGGTCGTGGTTTCAATGCCGACAAATCTCAGTTGGGTTCTTATGAATCCCCAACAACATTTGTTCTAAGAAATATTAGTGATCGATTTTTCTCTGGTGAGAAAATTAGACAGTTGACAACAAATGCTACTGCTATTGTTGCTCAAGATGGTTTTAGAGAAGGAAGCAACCTGCTGAAAGTCGTTGCTATCACTGGGGTTTTTGATAGTGGTAGTGATATTGTTTCTGTCCTTGGTGGAAGAACTGCTACACTATATGCTCAGTTGTCTACAGAGTTCGAACCTGATGTTAGGTCTTATGTAGACAATTTTGGATACTATACTTCTGATAGAGGCAAACTTAGTAATGCTAACCAGCGTTTACAAGACTCTTTCTTCTACCAAGACTATTCTTATGTAATTAAGTCGAAGACTTCTATTACTGAGTGGAGAGATCTAATCAAGAAGACTACTCACCCCGCTGGTTTCCAGATGTTTGGTGAGATGGTTGTTGAGAGTCAAGGTCAGGCACCAATGCCTACCACTCAACCAGCATTTAATTATGTTAGCACGATTGAACTACCACCTGTACAGATTACATCTCTAACTTCATCTAAAGTTCTTACTGTTATTCATCAGAAACTAGAAGATCTCAAAGTCGAGGAAGGACGTGGTTCTATCTCTATCGATACTTTCGATGCTACTGAGACAGTTACTTATAATGTAAAACTTTCTCCTGGTTTTGATGGCACATTTGATCCATCGACAGGTAACTTGATCGGCAGAACACAGTTTACTCTAATTGATAAGAGGAACAATCTACCACTACAACTTACTAAAAATGAGCAACTCATCTGTACTCTAGATGGTATTTTCCAAGAACCAGGCGAAGCATTCACTATTAGTGGTAACACAATTACTTTTGCTGAACCTCCTCTTGGTGCTCGTGTTGTAGAAGGTCAAGATGTTGACCCTGTTAAGTTCTATGGTAGAGCAATCAAATTCAAGGAATCTGCTCTTAATGACAGATACTTCAGAAAGATTAAATCAATTGCTGATCAGTTTGATGGTAATACTACTGACTTCCCTCTATATTGGGAAGATGGTACTATCGTCAAGACAGAAGTTACCGAGAACCTAATCGTTGGTTTGAATGGTGTCATTCAGAAAGCAAGAACTACAGAGACTGAACCATTCGGCAACTCTTACTCTATTATTAGAGATGAAGATGCTGCTGTACCAGATATCATTCGTTTTACAAAACCACCTATTGATAATGAAGATCTTTATGGACCCCCTGAAGAACTTCCAGAAATTCTTAAGAATTATGAGAAGTGTTTTATCTACAGCATCGGTAGTTATGAGCGTTTGAAGATAAACTCCGATTTGTATGAATATAGATTTGGCGGACCATACCTAATCCAGGATGAAGTAACTAATTCTGTAAGAAAAATTGATGATCCGAAGTATGCTTTGGTCTTTATTGATGGTGTTCTACAGAGAGATACTGATTCTTACACTATTGTCGGTCCAAACATTACTTTCACCAAACCACTCAAGTTCTCCGAAAACTCTGCTGGTAATAGAGCAGTACAGGATGTTAACATCATTCTGATGTATGGTAGAGATGTAGCAAAGACTCTTACTTTCTACGATTTCGAACCATTTTCTTACAGAAATACTATTACTGTAACACTACGTGGTGCTGGTATTGGTCAAAGAATTAGACCTCAACTTGATCAATTCGCTGGTCAAAACTTCCACCTCAAGCAAGGCGGAACTATCATTGGTAAAGTACAGAATGTATCTGCTGAGTTTGATGACGAAGCTATTCTCACACTACAGCATAATGTAAACGTTGAGATTGATGAGAACACAGGTTTGGACATCTGTCTAGCGAAAGACACATATACAGTATATCCTATTACTGGACCATATACTGTAGAGGCAACCTATAAGACAGATGACGAAGGTGAAAGAGTTCTAGAGAAGAACGTTCCTTCTTGGTTGTTTGGTGTTGAAGCTGGTCTTGAAGCATGGAATAACAAGAACTCCATGTTTTCTA